AGGTCGGGAAGATTCAGTTCGGCACGGGTGCGACCGACACCACGACCCCGAAGGACAATGGTGTTGTCACTGGCTTCTTTGCTTCTGTGGGAGATGCGTAATGACTGCTGCAACAGTAACGGTAGCCGCTTCGGCTGCTCACCTGATTCCCAAGCCGTACAGCGCCGGCTTGATCGTCATTCCCTTCAGCGTGTCGATGGCTACCACGTCATTGGATGATGTGGGCGACATCGTCGAGCTGGGATATCTGCCGGCGAATGTCACTGTGATTGGATTCACGGTGTCGTCAACGGATATGGACACCAACGGTACGCCACTGGCGGTGGGCAAGCTCACGTTGGGCTCAACGGACCTGGTCACCGCCATTGCAGATCAGAAGGCAGGGACGAGTACCTACTATGCCTGTGCGCCCACCACGCTCACAGCGGTGACGAAACTGCAGTGGAACCAGACGGCGGTTGCGGCGACGGCGGCAGCCGGAACGCTTCAGGTGCTCGCTCACTGCATCAATCTGTGAAATTGAGGCTGATAGGCGATGGGCCATGGTCCGGGCATTTCTCGGGCTATGGCTCCATTGCCGCTGAAAGTGGTGCGGTCGTGGACGTGCCCGACCGCGTAGCCAAAGGGTTATTGAATTCCGGGCGGTGGGAACGTGTCGAGCATAAATCAACCGACGATGCGGGATCGAGTGGCCCGCAAGCTGGGTGTGCTTCCGATCGGCAACAGCCTGTCATCGGAGGACGCGAAGCTGATCTCGGATCACATGTTAGTGGTGCAGGCCAAACTCGAGGAGCTGGACATCGCCCAAGTGGACGTCACGGACGGCATCGATAGCGCCATCGCCGACATTATCGTGGCGATGGTGGCTTCGACACTGGTCGATGAGTTTCAACTGGAGGAACCGCGTCGCTCCAAGATTGCAGGAGAAGGCGCCATCGGTCTTCCCGTGGCCTCCCCGGCTGAGAGGCAGCTTCGCAAGATTCTGGCTCCCACGCGCGTCTCCCGGCCGGTCAAGGTCGATTTCTTCTAATGCCCGCGATTACTTTCGGAAGTCAGAGCTATCAGCACGAATCGCTGCCTCTGAGCTCACAACGGGCGATCAACAATTACTTGGAACCCGGACCGCCGGCAGCCAAAACACCTGCGGCCGTGGTCCCAGCCTTCGGCATCCAGTCTTATTACGAGCTGGGTACGGGGTTTGTACGGGGACTGCTCTTCGTCAACCAGACCCTCTACGCCGTGGTTGGATCCACGCTTTTCAGTTTGAAACTCGGTGTCCTGAATACGCTCGGGACAGTCCCCGGGAACCAACGGGTGATGATGGAAAGCGACGGCACTCACGTCGTGATGTCAGTCAATGGACCGACGTATATTCACAACGGTGCCTCGGTGACGCAGATCACCAGTGCCGATTTCCCAGGCTATGTATGGATGACTTACCTTGATGGATATTTCATCGGGGGTCCGGGAGATGGGAAGTTTTACATCAACCATACGGCCTTCGATCCAACCGGATGGAATGCGCTGGATTTTGCCACGACGGAATCGGGCCCCGATGACATCGTAGGCGCGATTGTTGATCATCGGGAAGTCTTTCTCGGAGGCCGGCAGAAGTTCGAGGTTTGGTACAACTCCGGCAGCGCTGATTTCCCACTGACCCGGACCGCTTCTGGCTTCATGGAGATAGGTCTTTCGTCCCGATTCGCTATTACGAAAGCCGACAATTCGGTGTTCTTTGCAGCTTCTGACGGCACACTGCGGCGGGTAAACGGATACACACCGGCCAGGATTTCCACCACTGCCATTGAACAGGCGATCGTCAAGTTCACTTCCAAGGACTGCATTGCGCTGTCCTGGGTGGAGAACGGGCATACGATGGTGGGTTTCTCCTACGCCGATAACACCTTCGTGTATGACGCCTCGACCCAGCTGTGGCACGAGCGTCAGACCTATGGGATGAAGAACTGGACGGTGGGTTTTGTCGTTCGAGGCGAGGGAATCACCATCGTGGGCGATGCGAACTCCAACCGCATCGGAATTCTATCGGCGGACGTGTTCGGGGAATGGGATGAGCCCCTGGTCTCCAGTATCGTCTCGCCCACCACGCCGAACGTTCAGCATGCCTCATTGCAACTGGAATATGAGTCCGGCGTAGGCACGATTGACGGGCAAGGAGTTGACCCCAAGGTGATGCTGCAATACTCCGAGGATGGTGGCCGTACCTGGAGTAATGAGATACGCCAACCCTTGGGGCAACGAGGCGATTTCAAGCGCAAGGCGATCTTCAATCGCCTGGGCACCCCTCGGCTGGGGAATCGGGTTTATAAGGCGTCTGTGTCGGATCCCGTGCGCCGCACACTCATTCAAGCTCTGCTGAATGGTCCGTAATGCCGCTCGGTAAAGGCTCTCAGCATTTCCCAACCGATCAGCGCAGTTGGGACCAGTGGAGCCGGACAGTTCCGGTTGCACCCGATCCTGAATCAGTGACGACGGTGACGGTAGCCGATAAAGCGGTGACTAATACCAAGCTGCGCGACAGTCAGCCAGCGAGTGTGATTGGGCGCGTAGCCGCCACTTCGGGGCCTCCGGCCGATATCGTCTCCACTGCCGACAGTTTTCTGGTCAATCGCGGCGGAATATTGGGCTTCGGTACGATTGCCGACACCGATATTCCTGCGACACTCGCACGGGATACGGAAGTCACCTCCGCAATTGCAACCGCGCTGACGCCATATATCACGCAAACCAATGCGGATGCTCGATACGTCGCTCTAGCGAACGTCCTCAATGGCTCCAAGGCATTCGATCCGCCCAGTCTGCCGACGGGCGCTCAGACCGCAACGACCGTGACAGTCACGGGGGCTGTCGTGGGTGACTTTGCGCAAGCATCCTTCGGTGGAAGTTTGGGCGGGATCATCCTGACCGCATCCGTGGATTCAGCTGATACGGTGGTTGTCATATTCCTCAACATGACTGGATCGACGATCGATTTGGGTAGTGCGACTTTGCGGGTGAGGGTCTGGAAGCAGTGAAGAACTTTCTGAAGCTGAGCGAAAATGTGAATGTGATCTCGCTCCTGCTTCAAATTCAACGGCAGCCCAGGTTGTGGAAGGCCGATACCTACCTTCGCGATTATCCTCAAGGCCCGTTTGAGGATGTTGAAACGATCTTTCTACGATTCCCGCCGTCTTCTGTGACTGAATTGGAGCGCTCGCAGAAGGATCAGCATGAATGCGTAAATATGGACGGTATCCTTCATCTACCGGCGTCTCGCTACCTGATATTTGCCCTCATGGCCATGGTCGAAGGTGAGCGGTTGGGTCGGGTGATGGTCAACAAAATTCGTCCCGGCGGCCGAATTTATCCTCACGCGGACACTCCCGAGCACGCGAGCTACTGGGATCGCTTCCACTATGTGCTGCAAGCCTCTCCTGGATGCAATTTCCGGTGCGGTGATGAGACGGTAAATATGCGAACCGGTGAACTTTGGTGGTTTCAGAACGCCGAAGAGCACGAAGCAATCAACAATAGCGCGGATGATCGGATTCACCTGATTGTTGATATACGAACATCCTTTTTCGATGTCCGAGGAGTACTGCCAACCTCATGATGACGTTCGCGGTCGAGTCGCTGACTGAAAACCTCGAATCGTTGAAGCCCATGTTTCCGTTGCACTGGCAGGAACTGGCGCTCAACAAGGATCAAGTTCCGCTGGATCCTCAGTACGACATCTATCTGGCGCGAGACGCACGTGCAGAGGTGATGTTTATTGCGGGTCGTGAGGCTGGCGAAATCATGGCCTATTTCGTCGGCTTCGTGGCACCTGGACTGCACTACAAAACATGCCTGACGCTCACGATGGACATATTTTGGGTGAAACCGGAGTACCGCGGCAAGAGTGCAGGAATCCGCTTGTTCAAGACGGTTGAGGCTGAAGCCCGTCGCCGAGGGGTACAGCGTATGTTTATGGGCTCGAAACTCCACAAGGACGCCGGTTGGTTGTTCGAAAAACTCGACTACAAGCCTGTAGAGACCTACTACAGCAAGTTTTTAGGAGAATCCTGATGGTAGCCGCTGCGGTTATCGGGGCTGCTGTAGTTGGCGCTACAGCCTCTACCATAGCATCCAACAAGGCCGCAGGAGCTGCCGGCAAAGCTTCTCAAAATTCAGTCCAAGAGCAGCAGCGAGAATATGACCAAGCGCGTTCAGACAATACGCCATTTCGCACCACTGGAGTCAGTGCGCTCGATCAGGTCGCCAAGCTATATGGTCTGGATACAACGGATGCGAACGGGAACGTAGTAAAGGGCTCGGGCAAGGCGGACTTTTCCTCATTCTCGAATTCGCCTGACTTTCAGTTCAATCTGCAACAAGGGCAGGATGCAATCAACCGCTCGGCGGCAGCGAAGGGAGGTTTACTGTCAGGTGCAGCCGTCAAAGCTGGGCAAACCTACGCTTCTGGCCTGGCCTCGAATCAATTCAATTCCTATGTAGGGCATCTGGAGGGATTAGCCGGTGCAGGTCAGTCTGCGACCAATGCGACCACCGCAGCGGGCACCAACATGGCTAATCAGAATAGCGCCGCATACACCAATGCCGGCAACGCGCGGGCATCGGCCTACAACGAGAATGGGCAAACCATTGCCAATACGGCAAATGGACTTGCGAGTAACTATCTCATGTACCGCTACCTGAACCCAGGTACTTCAACCAATGCCGAGCCTATGAGCGGCGGACAGATGTGGTAATTCATGGCTGTTTACACACCGATCAGTCTGGGCGATATCTACCAGCAAGCCAATGCCATCAAAGGACAGCAGCAGCGCCAGCAATTGGGTGACTTGCAGATCCAAGAAGCCCAGAAGCAACGCGCTGATCAGGAGGGTATCGATTCCGCACTGACTTCAAATCCGAACGCCAGTCTGGCTGATCTGGTCAAAGCGGGCGGCGGTATGGCTGGCGTCGAAGCAGGAACCAAGCTCAATACTGCCCGCGCTTCTGATCTACTCCAGCAGAATCGGCAGATCTATGTTGCCGCCTCTCAGGTGGCCTCAGCCGAAGACCCTATTGCTGCAGCCAAGCAGGTAGCTCCTAACTTCATTGCTGATTTTGAAAAGACACATGGTCCTGGGTCGTTTTCTCAGTTGGCCCCGGATCAGGTCAAGCAGCTCGCCGCGGGATTACAACAGCATGCTCTAATGGGGCTGGTCGATCCAGACAAGCAGTTCCAAGCGCAACAAGCTCTCATCCTAGAGAACCAGAAGCAGTTGGGCCCCGGGGGAGAACTCAAGCGCAAGCAAATGGAGATCGACGCGGCCAATGTGCGCGCGGCCGCAGAACGCGCGCAGCAGGCGAGGGGGCAGAACATCACGATGCGCGGTCAGGACCTCGAAGCCGCGCGAGCCGGCATTCCTGCCGGTTATGAGCGCGACCCGAACAATCCGGGTGCATTGCGACCCATCGTTGGCGGCCCGCATGATCCGAATGCAACCTCTGCCGGCATGGATTCACGCTCCAGTGTGATGTTCAACCGGGTGGCTGCATCAGCAAACGAAGCGGTGACGGCGCTCAAAA